TGAGCACCAGGTTCTTCCCGGCCTTTCCCAGGAACTTTTGCTTGAGCTTTTTCTCGACGTCATCAAGTTGCTGGTCCGTTACCTGGAACGCCTGATCGCCGATGATTGTGACCAGCATCCCTGGTCTGCATTCGTTCTCCAGGAGCTTTTTATTCCAAGTGATCGCTTCGTTGGAGGTATCGATCTCGCGGGCGGTCGGCTCGATGTTTCCAGCCCCGTACCAGTCATCGAGCGGGTGGAGCTGCTTGAGCTGAAGAATGGGACCTCTCCCGGAAAGAGGATCGATCTTGAACGTTTCCTTCTTTCCTCCGACTTCATAGGTATATCCACCGATCCTTCCGGTAGCGTTATCCACCTCCACACGCACGCGATCCGGACGAAGCACATAAAGCTCCTTGGCGCTTCCTCCGTTCGGTCCTGTCTCCGGACCTACCCGCTCGATGTACGCATTCCCGGCGATCTGCAGAAAGCTCGCAATTCGGACCATGAGGAATGGAAAGCTATCGTCCGGGTTCGGGCGCTTGAGCACTTCGGTGAACGGGTGCTTTTCGTACGCTTCGGTATTCCCGTCCTTCAAGGTCCTTCTCACTTCCCAAGGCACCATGGCCACACACCGGGCGACCTCCGAGATGCACCGGAACGCGACCACGTTCGTGAGATAGCTTTCCTTGGCGAATAGATCGAACCGCTTTTCGGTCCATTGGGCCGAAGTGCCCGAGCCACCGGATGCAATCACCCGGCTCGTAGCCGAGATCTTTCGCTCTCTCAACGAACGAAAAGGCCTTGCCAGAGCCCTTGTGAACTTGCTCATGCACTATGCTCCCGTCTCACGACCTCGGGCGAATTGCGGACCTCTGGACTTCGTAGAGCCCGGTAGCTGCCAAGCCGCTCATGAACCCGGAGAGGCAGTAATCGACGATCGCCTTTACGGTGAACGCTTCTCCGTTGTAGAAAACGGCAACGACCCCGAGGAGCGTTCCAAAGACGGCCGCAACTACCGATTTCCATCGGTCTCCCACGGCTCCCGGAACGATCTTGTAGAACATCTGCAAGAAAATCATGATGAGCACCGGGGCTCCGTACTGCCCGATCTTGAGGACGTCTCCTTCCATGTCCATACTCCTTTACGACGTTAGATCGGATACTCGGTCACATTGGCAACGGTGCCGGTCACAGCAACCACGGCCCATGTGGTATCGCTCTGCCCATAGAGATGCACAGCCGCTCCGATGGATACCCGCAGGATCGATAGACTCGATCCGGTCGCCAGGCCAATGAGACTGTACCCTGCTGCGGATACCGCGTTCAGAGCGATCCTACCGTTCCCGACGCACGCCGAGCCATCTATGATGAGTATTCGGCCGGGCGCGGGTGCCGGAAGTTTCGCGGAGGCGAGGCTATCCCCCGTCGCGAGATGCAGATAAATCGTCCCGTACGCAGGAGCGAGTTGACTGTTGAAGGCGCCGATCAGAGCGGAGGTCAGATGTGTGACCTTCCAGGTGCTCCTCAGGAACTCGATGGTCTGTCTGAACTCATCGTAAAATCCGAACATATTTCCCTTGATCATCTTGGCATCTCCTCGCTACATGGTGCCGATCCGGACGTAGCAGAAGCCGACACTGTAATAGTCGCCCTCTTTCACCCCGGCCCTGTACTGGCAGGTCTCTGGCTCCGGTACTGTCGTCACAAGCTCTTTATTCCCATCGAGTCCGTCTGTGGCAACTACACTCCATTCCTCCACATCCCTCCAGGTATAATCTCCATCTCCGGGGAGTTGTCTTTGAAGGGTGAGCACTCCTGAAAAGGTGCTATTCACCGGGGTGCTGTAGGTCGAGACCCCGGAGCACATGGACCCCAGGTAAATGGACATATTGACCCGTTGCTGCCCCTGGATGATGAGCGTGGAGGTCCAGACCGGGCTACTAGCAATGAGGGTATTGAGTGTTCTCGTCATTTTGCTATTCCTCCTTCATCCGCGTGTCCCCAGAGGTCTCACAATCTTCGGCTTCGCCTGTACGTATTCGGCTAGAGCAACGCCGATCGCGGCGTCCATCTCGAAATCCTGGAGCTTGTCCAGGGCTCCTGAACGCTTGGCTTCAACGAGTTTTTCGAATTCAGAGAGCGGAACAACTTTCAAGAACTTCGTCATTGCGTAGACGTATTCCCGCTTCCTCTCGTTGCTCGGAGGTTCGCTGCTGAACATGCCCACTACCCGAATAATGATCCCAACGACCTCCGCAATCTTCATGATATCTTCGTGCCCCTTCTCGCTTTTGAGATAGGCGAAGATCTCTTTCAGGAACTCAACGATCTTGCCGAACGAACTCATACTGTTTTCTCCTTCTCACCTGACGAGCGATATGGGCGCACATAATCTGGAGAACGCTCCGCTTGTGGCATCCTCCAAATCATCGTGCGCACCGTCCGGAAAGACTACGGCGGATTCCAGATATTCATCGTTCCAGGGGGCTCGGATTAGATACACGTTTCCGGCTTCCGCCTGAGACGCGAACGGAGCGAACCTGGCCGTCTTCGAGGTTGTGACTTTGTTTCCTCTGAAATTGAATCCCTGGAGTACGTGTCGCATGTAGTGGGAGATCGTATTGATCCCTCCGCTTCCCGGTTCGATCTCCATCCAGACTGGAACCGGGATTCCGTCCGTCTCGGCCCAATGCCTGATTCCGACTTCCGTGGGCCCGGGAGCCTTTCTCCATCGGACGGCGTGCTTCACGTAGTAGTAGCCGATGGGACTACGACCCATGAGCACGCCTGCGGTATAGTCCGGCTCTCGGTTCTGAGGTGTAGGCTCGGTCGAGGCCATGTCCCAATAGCGGACCCACTTGCAATCGGCGGGAGCTACATCCACGAACTTGAAATGCTCGCGCTCGACCATCCGTCCGGTTGCCTGGATCTCCCAGTCCCCGAGTTCGATCTGTCTGCGAGTGATCGGGTCGGCATGCGAGAGGCTCTCCCGGTAGGAGTCTTTATCGAGGTATGGGTTATCGTCCATGAGCGCGGGAATGAAGATCGCCCCAGGGGTCCGGGTCTTCGGGTTCACGTACCGGCGTTTGACCCAGGCGCCCTTTGCAAGTTGTTCCCGGGCCGGAGGGTTTGAAGCCACTCGGAACCTGAGAGGTACGTGTTTGTGAGTCTCAAGTCGCCTCATACGGGTGAACATGTAGAGCGCCTGAGTCTCCCGGATGTTCACGGCTTCATCAATTGCGACGTACTGGTAGCTTGCCGATTGGTGCGAAAATTGGTCGTTCGGGCCGTCGAGATACGAGAACGCGAGCGTCGAGTGCCCTCCCCCAGGGCATCGGAAACTCCACTGCTTCTGTTCCCCGTTCCATTCGGCGTCCTCATCCCCGTACCACCACTCGAAAGAGGCGGGGATCAACCCGTCCGGCTTCATCAAATCCGTGAACTTGTTCCGGAAGATGACTGCGCTATATCCGGGGACATCGAGCCACTGAGCAGCGGCCATGAGGAGTGCGCGGGACTTTCCACAGCCGCCGGCACCGCCCCAAAAGACCTCCAGTACATCGGAGAGGAGCAGCAGCGCTGTCTGCTTAATGGTAGGTGTCTGTCTCACCCACCGGGTCAGCCTGGGCTTCACCATTTCCTGAAGCTGCGGTCTCGATCGCACCGCATTCAACAAGGATGGAAAGCACACCGGCTGCCCAGGTTTCAGCATCTCTGGAGTCGCCATTCTTTCCGTTCCCGCCGTCTGTTTGATCTATCAGTTTGTGATCGTGTTCAACCCGCCCGGAGGTCTTGATCGGAGCGTTGACCCCGATCACCTCGCATTCCTTGGAAAGGGCCTTGATGACCGTGGCGTAGTCTTTCTCGGTCCAACCGGCCCGCTTGAGTTCTGCGAGTTCCGCTAGGATCCGCTTCTTGTGCTCCGAGATGCTCTGCATCATGTGCAGACGCCATTGCTCCTCAACCCGCTTCATGTCTGCGTGGACGGTGAAGATGGAATAGGGAAGCCCCGTCTTCGGGTTCCTAATCTCGGTCTGCTTTTCGAGGGCAACCACGATCTCGCGGAAACTCAAACCCCGCAGTCTCAGCCTGCTTATAGTCTCTCTGCGCATGAGATCGAAGTCTGCCTTGCTGCCGTTATGGGGCATTGCTGTTAGTGCCTCTATTCATTCAGTTTTACGGTTTCTTCCCGTCCCATTGCTCGATCTCTTCCGGATGCCTCTTCCTGCCCCTGCACTTCTTCCAGACTCTTGCAATTGCCTGTTTCAACAGCGAATTCACTCCCGCGAGGCCGATCTTGATCGCAAGTCCCCTGGAGATCAGTTTCACGCCGTTCACTCCCCGTTCTCGACCGGCACGGTCTTCAGAAACTCTTCCAAATCGTCCACCCGATTGAGCCAGCCCTTGAGAAATTTCCGCATATCCTCAGAGGCGTAGGTGAGTTCGTGATAGTGGAGCCGCCTCGTCTGTAGGAGTGCGATCCTCAGAAGTCTTGAGGGCACCATGCCAAGCCTGCATAGACTTCGGGCAGCCTTCACCGTCATCGGCCCCATGTCCCCGTCAAGGGAGAGTCCGTTCCCGATGAGTCTCTGAAGCCATTTGACCGTTCTCGTGCGTCCGCAGTTGACCGCTGTATCGAAGAGAGTTATCGAGAGCGGTGGGGCCTGAATCTGTGAGAGGGAGAGGTTATCCCAGAAGTAGAGTCTGAAGATCTCTTGAGCGCGGGTTTCGGTGAGATCTGAGACGTCCTTCCAGGTGATTTGACCGTCTTCGTTTATGTCGGAGAGTTTGAGGGGCAGGTCCTTGAGAAAGCGGTAGCTAACGCCGTACTTGGTGGGTCCTCCCGGATCGCCTTCGACCTCGTGGTATTTCCCACCACCTTCCCAGCGTTGCGTGAACCGATAGGCGAGTTCGAAGATTGCCGTCTCGGTCATCGCATCTGCTCGAACCCCCGCGTGAATGTTCCGAGAATCTGTAGGTCATGACCTTGCGTCTTC